ATAAAAGAAAAGATAATTCATGAAGAGTTAGTAAAAAAGGATAAGTATCATATGCTGTTGAAATCAAAGCAGATGCAAAAGCCAGTAAATAGAAAGGTAAATTTGGGAATGTTGATGTAGTTTTCTCTCCGTATATGAATTCCAAAGTTTTAAATAATATCAAATATTGTTTATGATTCTGATACCATAAACAATAACAATGAAATCCAAAAATATATATAACCCGATGTTTTTCTCTCGAACATCAATAAAGTAAAGTAAATCCCCAATAGAAAAATCAATACCGATTTCCAGTAACATCACCTATATCCCGATTCCTATTATTGAGAGCATAATAAGAGTGTTCCTACTAAGTCACAGAACCTAACACCCCGGCATCAAGTGCGCTCCATCCGGACACAAAATCCTTACTGTAAAGTAGATATAGTGTGTCGAGTATATGCGGTGTAGTGATATCTCTCTCTACAATCCAAAATTTTCCTGCATAAAAGTAATAATAATAGGTCCAGCAAGAACAGGTTTATAACAATCGGTATAATAATATTTAAAGGAAGGTGATTTAAAAAAGTTGCCTAAAATTTTGATTAAAGTAGTTTTAATATTTTGATAATTATCATATTGATTGATGACAACAATTTGTCCAACAGACTTGGTAAAAATATCCATAGATATTTGTTGTTCTAGTACAATATTTCTTTTAGTATTTTGAGGTATAGGTTTGTTAAAAAATAATTCTTGATAAAAATAATCGATTTCTGGATGTTGAATAAATAGTAGAATAATATCATTTGTAAAATTGTTAGTAAAATTATTTAATGTTTGTATAGTAGTTTTGTGTTCTTGTTGTTTAAAAGCGATGATTTGAAATAAAACGCCAAGAGCTAATATAAAGGTAGCAATGCATGATACAATTTCGATGTATCTTTTAAATTTAAGATTTTTATAAAGTTTTTCATTGATTTTATAAAATATATAAAAAATGATGAATAAAGGTATTAATAAAATGAAAAATAAACTATCAATAATCATTTTATATATCTATGATATAATATTTTCTCTCCACATCAGTAGAAATAACCGTATCCCCCAATAAAAAATCAATACCGGTTTCCAGAAACATGACCCATATCTTGATTTCTATTATTGATAGCATAATAATGATATTCCTAGCGTGTTCCTAGTATGTCACAGAACCCAACACCCCGGCATCCCAGGCGCGCCATCCTGACACTCCATCTCTACTGTAAGTATATATAGTGTGTCGAGTATATGCGCTGATAGAGTATTAAACCCATAAAACATGCATTAGTTTTTTCTTTAAGTTAAAAAAGTAATTTATTATATAAAAAAGTGAAATAAAATTGGCAAAAGTTTTTTGAGATTTTGAAAAAAGGACATTTATAAATGTCCAATTTGTGTTTTCTAGAAAACTTTTTGTGAAAAACGTTTTTGTGAGCATAATTGAAAATTATGGTGACATCCCAAAAATAATAATTATGATTTTGTTACGATAAAATAAAAATAATAGTGCGTTAAATAGCGCCAACTAATATGTTGTTGATATATATGACAACAATTGACAACGCATATTTAGTAAAAACTAGTAATATTTTTACTTGTAATATTTGTAACTATAGTACATGTAGAAAATATAATTTAGAATTACATAATGACAGTATAAAACATAAAACTAATATTTTAGCAACAAATGATGACAATAATTTAGTAAAAGTTAGTAAAAATTATAGTTGTGAAAACTGCAATAAAAATTTTGGAGATAGGAGCGGATTATGGCGACATAAAAAAAAGTGTAATTCACACTGTGATGTATTATCAAGTGAAAAAATAGATGATACAAAGATGGTATGTGATAAAGAATTAATCATGACTCTAATAAAACAAAATGCGGAATTGTTAGAAATAATAAAAAACGGTACTAACAATAATAGTCACAACAACAACAACAATACAAACAGTCTTAATAAAACGTTTAACTTGCAATTCTTTTTGAATGAAACATGTAAAGACGCAATGAATATTTCCGAGTTTATCGAGAATATTTCTCTCCAACTATCTGATCTAGAGAGCATAGGAAAGCTAGGTTATGTTGAAGGTGTATCCAACATAATAATAAAAAACTTGAATGCATTGGAAGTAACTCAACGCCCATTGCATTGTACCGATAAGAAGAGAGAAACAGTGTATGTAAAAGATGAAGATGAATGGCAGAAAGAAGAAGAAAATAAAAAACGTATAAAACAAGTGATAAGCAATGTAGTTTCAAAGAACATGAAACTATTGCCAGAATATCAGAATAAATACCCAGAATGTATGAACCCAGAATCAAAAAAATCAGACGAATACAACAAAATAATCATGGAAACGATGGGAGGTGGTATGGATGTAGTGGATAAAAACAAGGATAAAATTATTAAAAAGGTAACAAAGTCAGTGATAGTAGAGAAAGAGGAATGAAAGGAATGTTCGGGGAATCTTCCAAGTATCTCTCCAACACAATAAATAAAACATCAATTTGTCCTTTATTTTTTGTCACTAGTATCTCGTTTCATCACCCATATCCAGATTCCTATTATTGACAGCATATATGGTGTGATAGTGCATGTTCCTAGTATGTCCCAGAACAACATAACCCCGGCATCCCGGGCGCACCATCCTGACACTCCATCTCTACTGTAAGTATATATAGTGTGTCATGTATATGCGCGAATACTATATTCTCTCCAAATTCAACAATAAAAAAAGCAATACAGGTTACTTTATTTAATAATTACAAATACAAAACAAGTTCAATCTAAGTCTAAAGTCATTGCAATAACTACATCAATAGGGAAATCATATGGATCATCCTCTTCATCATCATCATCGCTTTCATCACTATCCTCATCATCATCGACATCATCTTCAACCCTACTATCATCAATACCGATCACCTTGGATTGAAACAAATCCGCTCTGCAAATAGGGCACGGTAATTCGCGTCCGTTAGTTTTGACTTGTGTCCAACATGAAACACATAATTTATGACCACATGGTGTAGTTGTTTTGGTAACCTCCAGACAAACAGAGCATTCTTCTGGGTGTTTCTCGTTACATGGAACACTATTAAATATCTCCATGTTACTACGAACATGAGGAACTTCTCTCGGATGTTTAATTTGCGGAGTGACAAACACACCGTTTAATAGATCAAATTTCATCTCCTTGATATCATGATTCATATGTTTAATAACAGTTTCATAATCTTTCAACGTATATTTGGTAAGCTTTTTAATATAGGTTTTTCGAAATAGCAATTGATGTACAACGAATGCTTTGTCATCTGGCGTTGTATCATACATCATCATTTTATAGGTGTTTATAATCAACGACATGCCGTTTTCATTGACTACGAGCTCACAACTGACTTTTAAGCAATCAATTTCAAATACTGGTAAAACGACAAATGATCGCCCGTCATGCATAGTATTCTCAATTGCTAGTTTAATGGAGACAGGAAGTCCTTTACTAGCGATAGGTACGCATTTGCAACCCTCTACTTGACATGGCATTTGGACCACATTCTCTGCGTTGATAGTGATAGACATGGTAACGGATATATTTTAATTGACATGGGTAACGACCGTGATTCTCATTTCAATTTTTTTTATTTTTGGCGGTTTTTAACGACTACTTAAATTTTTTTGCAAAAGAACCTTCCTAGAACATTCCGCGAACATTCCAAAGCCAGGAACTAGAGAAAGAACCTTCCGCGAACATTCCTCGCGCCCCCAAAGCAAAAAAATTTAAGTGATACCCAAAAATGAGTGAAAATGAAAAAAAATTGAAATGAATTTGACCACCAAGCTTTCTCTCAATCAATACACATACAAGTTTAAGACAACACAACAATGACAACCGTAATGCCAGCAACCATGACCCCAGAGATGCACACTATCATTCGTGATAGTCATTTGAATGAACCAAAGACCCACGAAGCAAGAAAAAAGTACGTTGAAGCAACCTTGACGAATATTGCAACAAAACACTCTGACGTTTTCCTCTATCATTTCAGCGATACAAATAACGTTACAGCTTTCGTGGAATGGCTGAAAAAAAAGGAGACAGAAGAATTTACTGACGCTGAAATGGTAGGCGTAAAAGTGTTAAATACATGCGAAATGAAGTCTTTAGCCATGTATATTTTCAAGTCAGCTTCATTGGGTATTTTCGATAAGGATGAGTTTTATGGGTTTGTTGATGTTCCAAAGGGTTACAAGGCTAAATTTGACGAAGATGACAACGTGCCAGAATTGGAGGATATTAATTCAGATAGCGATGAAGAATAATTTTATAACATGTAATTTTAAGTAAATTTCAAGGCCAAATTAGCCTTTTTTTTATTGAAACGGTCGAAATGGAAAATAACGGATAGAAACGGTCAAATCCAATCAAACCCCTTCAAAAAATCATTAAAAACGGTCAAAAAATGAAAAAAATTTAAGTAAATCAAAAAATCCATAATCGAAAAAAAAAATTGAAATCATTTTTTTCATTATAGTTCTATTTATCAAACAACAATCAGTTAAGCGTCCAAATAATTTTAAGCAAGCAATTACAACTCGTAAATCTAATATTTCGAATATTCAAATATCCAATATTTCAATATTTAATATGTCAACTCAATTCGAAGTCCAAAATCTAGCTGTTGAATCCGTCGTTTCATTCGTTGATCAAAAATCAATGGATGTCGTCGTTGAAAATCAACCAGAGATTCAATCCGAAAATCAACCAAAAACAAAAAAAGAAATAAAACTTACAAAAAAAACAAAAAATTTAATCGTATTATGTGGTAAATTATATGGTTTTGACGGAGAAGAGGCAATTACTCGCATTTTAAACAATGAAAAACCAAAGAAAGAGAAGAAGGCCAAGGAGCCAAGAAAGCGCAAGTCAGTTGCCTCCAATCCTGAAGATGGAGAGAAAAAGAAGAGAGGAAGACCAGCCAAGACTGTCAAAGTAGTCGAGGAATCACAAGTAGTAGATATGTTCGCAGACATTGTATCAAAAGACGATGTTGCACCAGAAGAAGAACATGCCGAAACTGTTGTCGAAACTCCTGTCGAACCTAAAAAGGCAAAGAAGACAAAGGTCCTCAGTGAGGAGGAGAAAGAAGCCAAGGAAGCCAAGAAAGCTCAAGAAAAGGCTGAAAAAGAAGCCGAAAAGGAAGCCAAAAAAGCTCAAGAAAAGGCTGAAAAAGAAGCCGAAAAGGAAGCCAAAAAAGCTCAAGAAAAGGCCGAAAAGGAAGCCAAGAAAGCTCAAGAAAAGGCTGAAAAGGAAGCCAAGAAAGCTCAAGAAAAGGCTCTAAAGGAAGCCGAAAAGGAGGCCAAGAAAGCTGAGAAGCCAGCCAAGAAACCAAAGGCCAAAGCTGAAAAAAAGGCACCAGTATCTGTCGCATCAACTCCAGTAGTTTCTGATGCTGAATTGGAGGCTGAAGTAGAATCAGACCAAGAATCAGAGCCACAAGAAGTATTCAAAGTAAAGAAGTTCGAGCACAAAGGTACTACTTATCTAAGAACACGCAATGGCGACAACTGGCACGATAATGGTCACATCTACAACATGGAACAAGATCTAGTTGGCTTTTGGAACGAGCAAAATCAAGACATCAACTTTGTCGAAGAAGGTGAATGCGCTGAAGAAGAATACGACGAATAAATAGTAGATAGTTATTAGATAGTTTATATATTGTAATTTAATGTATGTTTTTTTTTGCTGTAACTCATTTCCCGTTTCATCACCCATTTCCCGTTTCATGACTCATTTCCCGATTCCTGTTAATGGGGCAATTGTCGTATATTGTTCTGTTTGATAGTGGTAACATACAGATACACTCCATATTGGCTGTAAGCGGTGTGTAAGTGTCGGGTGGTTGGCCTGTTACAGAGTACAGAGTACAGACAACAAACCCCCTGGCTCTCTTTCTCTCCAACTATATCCCCGAAACTTTCAACAACTTTTCTTTTATAGTACTATACTATATGTACGAAGTACTATTTGTAATATTCGCGTTTTTCATTACATTCATAATAGAAAAAACAACCAACATAACCCCGACAATCAACTATGCAAATAAATTCGAATACGTCCCCATCATCACAGCTAACATCTATGCTGATTTATTTATTATATTCGTAACCTTCTCGCGTATATATTATAAAAGTCCGTCTTTAGAAGGCTGGTACAAAAAATACAGACTATCAGCAATGATAGCAGATATATTGATCGGCGTTTTATATATTTTATTAGCCAGGTTTTTGGTGCATACATCAAAAATAAAAATAGGTCTGACAGCTTTCGCAGGGTTATGCGTAGCAATCCAAATATTTTTCGACTTCTTATTTTTTATATTATTCACTTTAATACCTAGAGGATCCAATCACATGCTAGATTTTTTCAAGGGTTATTCAAAAGAAGTAGGTGGATACGCTTTATTAGGAGATAGTTTTCTGGTAATATTTGCAGTAGTTTTGTCTGCGTTATTAAACTCTACAAGCTTTGACACAAACATAATATTATTAATTTTAAGTATATACTTGGCCCCTTATTTTATATACATGAAAGATTAACCCTAACCCTATCCATATCCCTAACCCCAACAAAAAGTTTTTACATATTACATGAAATAACTGAAATTTCTTTACTATGATAATTATATAATTTTTTTGCGCTATATTTTTTCAACGGTAAATAATCAGAACTTAAACATCTAAAATCCCCTATTTGAATATCAGTATCATCTTCCACTTGATCACAGCAATTACAAATCAATATGTATTTAAATTTTTTATGTTCTACTAAATAATCCAAAAAATTGTATATATTATCTAGACTCCAATGTTGTATAACATCTTTTAAAATACATAGTTCCCCATCAATAATATTTTCTTTATTATTACAAAAATCTAAATGAATAAATGAATATTTTGGTAAAGTGTGTTGTGTTGAATTGTATTCTACTACATTTTTATATGCATCATAACCTGTATATGATATATCTAAATCATCATAAATTAAAGGACCACACCTAAAATCGCCACATCCTAAATCAGCAACATTTTTAATTTTATTATCGGTTATAAATTTTTTCAAAAAAGGAACATATGTATCTTTGTTGTAATCTACATCACTACCACTGCCACTACTTCCAGTGTAATTATTGTTGTTATTATCTCCCCATTTTTTATTTTCATAAACATTTGTGAATATTTCTTCCATCGTAATTATATTAAAACAAAATAATAAAAAATTCATATAAAATTGCAAAAAAAAGATTTAATTAGTTACAATTACAAATTACAAATCAAAAACAGCAAAACTAAACTATCAAATTATCCAACTCTCTCCAATTCGCGCATATCCATATTATCATCCACTTCTTCCCCATCATCTCCGTTCTCCCCTCTTTCCCCTTCATAATCTTCCCAAAAATACAAGTCGTTATCATCGTCACTATCGTCGTCGCCATCAATTGGTATAATATTACCAGTATTTTCATTATAAATCCCAGTAATACGACCAGGACGAGTAGCATCGACAATATCATCATCATCACCACCATCACCATTACCATCACCCCCACGATCATAAAAATCCGCATGTAAATTATCCAATCCAATAAACCCTGGTGGAAACAGATGAGCCAACTTCTCTCTCTGTCTCAGATTCTCTCTACAAATAGGACAGGGTAATCTTCGACAAATCATCCTAATATTACCCCAACACATGACACATAGTTTATGACCACATGGCGTAGTAGTCTTCGTAGTCTCCAAACAAACACAGCATTCATCCCCCTCGCTCTCACCATCCACATAACCCTCACCTTCACCATCCTC